TAGCGTAAATGGGTGGTGGTCTTCTTCAATTAGTAGCTTATGGAGCACAGGATGTTTATTTAACTGGTAATCCTCAAATTACCTTTTTCAAGGTTGTATATCGTCGTCATACTAACTTCGCTATTGAAGCTATTAGTCAAACCTTTAATGGAACTCCTGGATATGGCAATCGTGTAACATGCCAAATATCTCGTAATGGTGATTTAGTTCATCGCATGTATTTATCTCTAAAAGTTCAAAATGTTGTTCCACTTTGTGCTTTCTATGGACTTCGTGTAATTAATTATGTTGAAATTGAAATTGGAGGACAAAAAATAGACAAACATTATTCACATTGGTTATATGTTTGGAATGAACTTTCATTACCTAAATCAAAGCGTGATGGTTATAATAGTATGGTTGGACAATCAGGTGGTGATCTAAGCAATCAAACCCTTTATATTCCTCTTGAATTCTGGTTCTGTCGCAATGTTGGCCTTGCTCTTCCTTTAATCGCTCTTCAATATCACGAAGTTAAGATAAATATTAATTTTGAAAACTCTGATTTATGCCGAGGAACAAATGATACCACAATCGCATTCCCTAACGCAACTTTATGGGTCGACTATATATTCCTTGATACAGATGAGCGACGAAGATTTGCTCAGCTATCACATGAGTATTTAATTGAACAACTCCAATTTACTGGCTCAGAATCTGTATCATCAACTAAATTAAACACTAAACTTTCATTTAATCACCCATGTAAGGAACTTGTATGGTTTGCTAATAAAAAATCAACAACAGCTGAAACAGCCGCTACTCATCATCAAAATAATAATTGGTTTAATTATACTTCATACCCTGATAATGCTACAGCAACACTTCCTTATTATTATAATTTAAATGCCCTACATAATAACGCTACCGGGTTAAAAAACCCTGTTGCAACTGCTAAACTTATACTTAATGGCAATGACCGTTTTTCCGCCCGCCCCGGTTCATATTTTAATCTTATTCAACCTTTTCAACATCACGAAAATATACCAACGAACGCAGGTATTAATGTTTATTCATTCGCTCTTAAACCCGAAGAACATCAACCAAGTGGAACTCTAAATATGTCTCGTATTGATACTGCTACTCTTTCTATTGATTTCCAAAGTTTATCAACTCTTGGATTAACTACTAACACTACTTTAAATGTTTATGCTGTAAATTACAATGTTTTACGTATCCTTTCTGGTATGGGTGGATTAGCCTATTCTAATTAATTAAAGTTTTTGTTTGTATATTATATTTTCATAAAATATAATTAAATATTAGTGTTTAATCATTATATTTTATTAAAATATAATTGTAATGAATGTAATAATGTCCTTTTTTTTTTCTCCTCTAATAGTATAAAGAATATAGCGTAAATGGGTGGTGGTCTTCTTCAATTAGTAGCTTATGGAGCACAGGATGTTTATTTAACTGGTAATCCGCAAATTACCTTTTTCAAGGTTGTATATCGTCGTCATACTAACTTTGCTATTGAGGCCATAGAGCAAACACCTACCGGCAGTAATTCTCTTGGTTCTCGTGTAAGTTTCCAAATAACTCGTAATGGCGATTTAATTCATCGTGTATATTTTTATGGTGTAATTACTGCTAAAACTAATCCTGTAGCTCTTGTTCCTAATTTTGGTCAAAAACTTTTAAAAACTATTGAACTTGAAATAGGAGGACAACGCATTGATAAACATTACTCAGAATGGCTATATATTTGGAATGAACTTTCACTTCCTGTTGGAAAACGTGATGGATATAATGTTATGGTTGGTGCCAACAAGCGAAATATTGCTACAAAACTTGCTGCTGGTGATACTTATGAACTCTATGTTCCTCTTGAGTTTTGGTTCTGTCGCAATGTAGGTCTTGCTCTTCCTTTAATCGCTCTTCAATATCATGAAGTTAAAATCAATATTGAATATGAAAGTGAAAAATTAATGAAAGATATAAATACAGTAAACTATACATTTGAAGAAGAAAATGCAGCGACCCTTGTTCCAGGAAATAATAATAGCACTTTTACTGGAACTATAACATTAGACAAAGCTACTCTATGGGTTGATTATATTTTCCTTGATACTGATGAACGCCGACGATTTGCTCAACTATCACACGAGTATTTAATTGAACAACTTCAATTTACTGGTGCTGACTCTATTACTTCTTCAGGCGATTCAATGAAAAGTATCCGAATGAATTTTAATCATCCTTGTAAGGAATTAATTTGGACTATTAGAAAGAGTGATGATATTGTTTATTGGAATAATTATTCTACTGCTGGTGGTTCATTGATAAATAATGATCATCTTGATAGCACTAATCCTGTAACAAATGCTAAAATCATGCTCAATGGCAATGATCGTTTTGCTACTCGCAAAGGTGATTATTTCTCCCTTGTTCAACCTTACCAACATCATGAAAATACTCCCAACAAATTCCATCAAGGAATCAATGTATATTCATTTGCTCTTAAACCTGAAGAGCATCAACCCAGTGGAACTCTTAATATGTCTCGTATAGATACTGCTGTTTTATCATTATCTTCAAAAACCTCAGGTATTATAAGTATCTATGCTGTTAACTACAATGTTTTACGTATCCTCTCTGGTATGGGTGGGTTAGCCTATTCTAATTAAATAAATATTTTAATTTATTTATCTTTTTTTTATATTTTTAAGCAATTATAATTATATATATTACTAAAAAAATAAATAATAGCATTATTATTATATTAATAATTTATTATGTAATTTTTCAAATATTTAATATCATTATCTATTAATTCTTTATTTGGGTCAATACCATATAAATTTAATAATTTTTCTAATGAGTTTATTAAAAGTCTCGTTAATTTACCTGTATCTTTGCCTTCTAAATTTTCTTTTAATATATTTAATTTTTTTAAAAATTTAGAATAAGATTCAATCATAAATGCGTCATCAATATTACTAATTTCATTTTTATTAAATATATTTTCATACTTCGCAATATTTGTATTACATAATCTAATATAAGTTTTATAAATCTTTTTTAATTTTTTAATATTATTTATATCATTATATATTTCTTGTTCTGTTACAATTATTATTGTTTTTATAATTCTTCTTATATCTTTAAAATTATAATAATTAACTAAATCATTTAATAAATTTTCCCCAATTTTACATTTTTCTTTATCTTCTATCTCGTTTTTTAAAAACGCATATAATTCTGTACTTTTATTTCTCAAATTTTTTACTAAAAATTCATTACTTTCAATTTTTTCAAAATCATCACTATCATCACTATCATTACTATCATCACTATCATTATTTATATATGTTTTTTTTAATTTTTTTAAAACATTATCATAATTAAAACATGTTATTTCTTCATAATTTTCTCCTTTAATATATTGTAAAGATATAAAGCGTTGATTATCATTCATTTACTTTTTTCAGCTTCCTTCTAAAATAATTAGAGATATATATATATTAAAATTTTGTTGCTATAATACTTGTAAATAACCATATAAAAATTGTAAATAATGATAGTGATTTTGATAGTTGTTTTCTTTCTTCATTATTAAGTATTATAGTTACATTTTGTTCATCATCAATAATTTCTATTTTTTTTTTAATATTTAATATTATAGGTATAAATATTAATAATAATATTAATAATGTATGAATTAAAAGCCGTGATATTCCAGATGTTCCCATATAAAAATAATAAAATAATGAGCGAATACTATTTATTATTCCATTAAAATTCATATATTTAACATCATAACTATTATCTATATTAACAAATAGCACTACAAACCAAAATATTATAATATATACAACCGCATAATATATAAAACCTTCATAAAATGTTTTTATTATATTAATATCTATACACCATTGAACCATAATTATAGATATATATCTAATAAAAAATGTTACTATAATAAATACTAATCTATCATCAAAAGTAATTGCGAATTCTTCTATAGGATTTTTAGGGTCATTTTCAAAATCATATATTTTCTTAATTATTGTTTGATCATAATTATTCTGTTTATTTAAATAATCTTCATAATTTTTTTTATCTTGTTCAGTTCCTGAAGTTTCTTTTAATTTTGCTAAATTTTCTAATTCATCATCATATTCTTCTCCATCAAAATTTGTAGCATTATATATATCAATACTATTAGATAATTGCTCAATCTTATTATTTGTATTTATAACATTAATTTGATTATCTTCTTTTTTTTTTGCTTTTCTATACTTTTCAATTGTTTCTTTTGATAGATTATTATATTTTTGCGTATTTAATAATTTTGCCTTTAATTTATCATTATCAAAACTATTTCCACCTTTAATCTTATTAGAATCTTGTAAGGCGATACGGTGTTGTCTTTTATTATTGCCACCAAAAAGAATACGGTTCGCCGAATAATAAAATTTGTTAGCGTTATTAACATTTTTATAATAAGGCTTACCATTGATATCATATAAAATATTATATTGTAGATCTGTGTTTTGTGGATTTGTATATAATTTTTTTCCATCAAGAGAAAATATTGGTAGGCCACTCGTCCATATTGCTTCTTGAAACGCATCATTATCAACAACAGGTTGAGGAGGAGGAGGAGAAGGTTGTAATAAACCTAATAAATTATTAACCCCATTATTAACTGGGGATATTATATGTTCATTTAATGGGGATATTATATGTTCATTTAACCCATTTCGCACATATGTGAATGCTCCAGGTTCTCCATGATCACTTTCTAATGGTAAGCTGTGATAGGTTGCGTTGTAGGAGATCTGGGCAGGGTGAGCAGTCCCCATCGCAGCTTGGGCAGCTTGGGCAGATAAAGGGGGGGTTCGCGGTAGCGGGAGTGTCGCTCCCACGGAAGGAGCAGTCCCCGTCGCAGCTTGGACAGAGTACTGAAGCAGCCCGACCGAAGAGGGATGTAGGGTAGTTCCGTTGTAGGAGCTCTGGGGGGGGAG